TGTATATCCAGTAATATACACATTATTGTTCGAATCTATTGCTACACCATTGGCAATATCATTGGAAGTTGTACCCAACTGCTTTGTCCATAATTTACTTCCAGTAGAGTCATACTTTGCTAAAAATGCGTCATATGCTCTCGGATTAGAACCATCTAAACTGCCAGTGGTATGTCCAGTAATATACACATTATTGTTCGAATCTATTGCTACACCATTGGCTTGATCACTGCCAGTTGAACCCAACTGTCTTCTCCATACTATAGTTCCACTTGAGTTATACTTTGCTAAAAATGCGTCGTCCGAGCCCGCATTAGAACCATCTAAACTGCCGTAGGTAGATCCAGTAATATACACATTATTGTTCGAATCTATTGCTACATTTCTGGCAAAATCATCGCCAGTTGAACCCAACTGTTTTGTCCATAGTCTAGTTCCAGTTGAGTCATACTTTGCTAAAAATGCGTCAAATGACCCAACATTAGTATTACCATCTAAACTGCCGTTTGTAAATCCAGTAATATACACATTATTGTTCGAATCTATTGCTACACTAAAAGCAATATCAACATGAGATGAACCCAACTGTTTTGTCCATTCGTTACTTCCACTAGAGTCATACTTTGCTAAAAATGTGTCGACCGAGCCAGCAGTAGTCCCACCTAAATTGCCCTCTGTATATCCAGTAATATACACATTATTGTTCGAATCTATTGCTACATCCCAAGCTTGATCATAGGAAGTTGGACCCAACTGTTTTGTCCATACTATAGTTCCACTTGAGTCATACTTTGCTAAAAATGCGTCACTACCCCCCCCCGCATTAGTATTACCACCTAAATTGCCACCTGTATATCCAGTAATATACACATTATTGTTCGAATCTATTGCTACACCTCTGGCAAAATCACTGGCAGTTGAACCCAACTGCCTTGTCCAATCGAGAATGTATGGTTCTGACATATTTATAAAATAATGATAGAAAAAAATTTGTGGGTTATTTTAATTTGCGGGTATAATTTACAGTGTTTATTCTTCGGGTACACGAACAACATAGTCTCGAGCAATCTCGTCTTTCAAAACATTAAATATGATAGTAAAATTAAAATTATTGTCTTTGAAATCGACCAATCGGCCGTCGTGATAACGAAACTTGAATTTCGCCTTTTTTATTTTATCGATCGGTGGATTATACTGAGCAAATGTATAGGGTAAATATACATTTTTAGAATCTAATATTTGTCTAGACTGACTATTTTCACTTAGAGGAATTTTAGCAAACGCCGAATTTACTCGCCCATTATAGTCATTGTTATATGTATTATTTGTCCTTTCAGAATATGGTTTCAACTCGTCCATCGTATTAAATTTATCGAATTCCATATATATTACATCGTCACCATAAAGCGATGTTGTATATGGAGATGCTACATAATAAGCATAATAAGATGCTCCGGGTAAGAGAACTACGCCACTTGGATCTGGACTTAACCATACATTACTAGCATCATAATTGAATAATACATTACCACTAGTTTCTATGGCATTATAATTAGCTTTTTGAAAACCAAGATATGCAGGTAATCCCCAATTATTATATTGATCCCAAACATTAGGTGGTTGATGATCTGTAACAATAGCACTACATGGTACCGTGTAATCAATTTTTACATTAAAAGGGAGTCTAAAATTGTCGCGTGTATTTCCAAAAAACATTCTCTGGCCAACTTTATCATAACGAACTTTAAAATTTGTATATGTGGTAGCACCGACAATTACACATGATGGGTCAGTTAATAAATAATTGCTTACTGCTAGATTCATAGAATTTTCGAGCTCGTATGCCATTTGATCTGGATTGTAAAATCCTTCTTGAATAGTTATAGTATACGGATTATTGATGTTATTGTATAGAGCAATACGCACTTCTGTAGGTAAGAAAGAATTTCCTAAAATTATATAAAACTGTAATTTCGTATTTTGTTGGTTATTACTAAATACATATTGATTTGCTGGTAATTGAATTTCAGTCAGTCTTATAGATTGTATATTTGTTAAAGCTGTCGGCAATTCTACTTCAAAATGATTTGAGTGTGGCCATTTATTAATATCTCTATCTTCACTATGAAAAGTTATCATTTTGCGGTCAAGCACATATGTATTTTGTCGTCTTATTAATTGATGCTCATTATTTACATTAAATTGTGGATATCTACTCATATATATGATTATATGAGAAATAATTTATACGAATACTTACACATTTACACATTTACACATTTAGACAATGTCTAATTAGACACTTACTATTTCACTTACTATTTTATTCATTAATTGTATTTAATGAATAAAATTAATGATTTTGTTGAATGATTTTGTTGAATGATTTTGTTGAATGATTTTGTTGAATGATTTATATTACATAAATTATATTACATAAATTAAAAATAACATACTAATTTATATGAAGAACAAACATAGAGGGGGTAAAAAAATACAAAAAGGTGGGGCTTTACCAGACTCAACATTATTAATAACAAATGCGTCAACTTCATCGTCAGCACCATCAGATGGTAAAGTATCAGATTTCATAGCTGCCAAGCGATTACCATACGATATACAAATTTTTTCATTATTGTGTATTATTGGTGTATTAGTACAAGTGTTTTTTGGACAAGCGCCTAAATTTTTTGGACAACCATCTAACGATTATGCTACGGCGACTGTTTATGGATACGGATTTTGTTTGCTATCATTATTTGGTCTATTGATATCATCGTTTGCCATATCATCGAGAGATAGTACATCTCAAGGTTTCTCTGGATTTATTAATGTAATATTAAAAAATGCGATGCCGCTTATTGTTACTGTTATTGTGGTCGCTTTAATTTTAACGCTCAATATTGTATATTATGCGCAATTAAATAGTGGATCCGTTGCGGATGAATATTACCAGTTTTCTAATATGTCGTCATTTTTTATGCTGCTTCAGTTCGTAATAATAATAAAATATTTAATCGATATTTTAATGGGACAACAAAAAAAGGATGAAGGAAGGTCAAGTGGTGTAATGAATGCTTTAGCCGGCGAATTAAGCAGTTTTATATGGGTTCTATCCATTATCAATATAAGTATTGTAGGTATTTTGTATGTTATTTTAAAATATTTTTCCACCGATGGTTAAATTATATAAATGCTCGCGAATCACTACTCTAAATACACAGCAATTTATATGTCAACCCACATTCTATATCATTCTCCCATAATCCGGATATTTTTAATATATACGAATTATGCGTATTTACCATCGGCTCAGTAGTCGGGAATAATTTAATAACTCCGGTACTGAATGTTTCATATATGATTTTTCGATGTTTTTTTGAATTTCCATATTTCGTTAATATTTGATTTTCCATTTCATATAATTTATGTAATAATTCACGATTTGTTTGTATATCGTATGTTAATTTTATTTTCTTAAAATATGATTCCTTGTGATTTATCTTTAATTGTAATAGCAGATAAATTCCAGATACCATGACATTTTCGTTTGAAAATATTAACTTTACAAACTGTCCGTTATCCATAACTATGTTTTGAATAGGTTGCGTGTAATATATTTTGGATATGTCAAATTGGTTTTCATTTATAACAAGATTCATATGATAATTATATATGTTGGGCTATCTTTATTCTTATTTTGTAAAGTAATATATTTACTTATTTTGTAAAAGTATATTATTACTTATTAGCACGAATAATAATTAAAGATTTCATTTTTTATATATTATATGAAGTTTTTAGAGACTCATTTTGATGATTACATTCAGTCGTCAAGTAAAATATCATTACATCCAACATTAAAAACTGTATTCGACTCATTTCCAACGGATATTAACGATTTAAAACATGTTATGTTCTATGGACCAGCGGGTGTAGGTAAATATACGCAAATGTTATCTGCTATTAAACGATATAGTCCAAGCGAATTGAAATACGAAAAAAAGATGACCGTCGTATGTAATAGTTTGAATTACTATTTTAAAATTAGTGATATCCATTTTGAAATTGACATGGCGCTACTAGGATGTAACTCGAAATTATTATGGAATGATATCTATACAAATATTATTGATGTATTGTCGGCACGAACGAATAAAACGGGCATCATTGTTTGTAAAAATTTTCACAAAATTCACAGCGAATTATTAGATTCGTTTTATAGTTATATTCAACCGAACAATACAAATGTGAATTTGATATATATAGTAATTACTGAGAGCGTTTCATTTATTCCAGATAATATTGTTAATAATTTTCATATTCTCTCTATTCCGCGTCCCAAAAAATTAAATTATAATAAAATTCTTGGGAAAAAATTGCCGCCGTCTTATAATGTGGACAATATCACAAATATAAAAAATATTATGACAGATACGGTTGCCATTACAGCAAATGTAAATAGCTATGTAGATACTTTATATTCTGCGATTGATGCGCCAGATAATCTGAAGTGTGTTCATTTTAGAGATATGATTTACGATATATTTATATATCACATGGAAGTCGGTCGCGTTATTTTTTTATTATTGAAAAAAATAATTACTAGTCGTGTTCTTGCTCCGGAAATAATTGATGCCATGTATCTAGAATCATTCCAGCTATTACAGTTTTACAATAATAATTATAGACCTATTTATCATTTAGAGAATTACCTATATAGTCTAATAAATAAAATACATGGATTTTAATCAAGCATGTTTAAATTTACAATTAACAAGTCCATTTTCTCTCCTCGAATTAAAAAAACAATATAGAATGCTCGCTTTGAAATATCATCCGGATAAGCATGTTCCCGACATTGACCAATTTTATGCCTCCAAATTCAAAGAAATTAATGCGTCATATGAATATTTGAATACTTTCCTAGAAGAAAATAAAGAATTGCCTTCTTCAGTTGATGAAAGTGATTATAATTCTTTATTTGCCGATTTTCTCTCTTCGTTCTTTACAAACAATCAACCAGATGTACAAACCATCATACGAACCATTATAGTGGATTGTCATAATTTGTCTATCAAGCTATTTGAAAATTTGGATAAAGAAAAAGCGATTCAAATCTTCGAATTTATTAATACTTACCAACATATATTGTATATTAGTAGCGAAACGGTGGAAAAGATCAAGAATATTATCAATGAAAAAATAGAAAACGACAATATCATCATATTAAACCCCAATTTGGACGATTTAATGGCGGATAATATATACATGTTAGATTTTGAAGGAGAGAAATACTATGTGCCTTTATGGCATGATGAAATTTATTATAAACATAAAAATAATGATTTAGTAGTTAAGTGTATACCGGAATTACCCGAGAACATTTCTCTCGACGATAATAATAATATTCTAATAACTGTCTATGATACTATAGCGAGTGTAATTAATATGGAGTATATTTCATGTAGCGTTGGAAAAGGG